CTCCAACATTGAGTTTTTCAATTACTTCATAAATCAACATGCTGCTGTTTAATGTTGAGATTTCAAACTCAACAGTGTTTAATTTTTCTTCGTTTATAATGTTTTCAGGTTTGTTATTACTTGTATCATTATATTTCTCATTATTTTCTTTCTCATTATTTTCTTCACTTGTAGATTGGACTAGAGTTAATAATTTCGTTTCTAGTTCCATGATTTCATAAATTTGATCTGCTTTTAACGTAACAGTTTTGATATAAGTCATTAATTGCTGGTAAATCTCTTTAACATACGTTTTTACATGAGGAAAATCATTTGCTTTATCATAATGAAATATAAAAGGATTTAAAATTATTGAAATTTGGGGATGCAGATTTTTAAGTAAATCCAACAAAGCTATTTGTTCATGGCCTTCTTCTATTTTCCCTGTTTTATAGAGGTTTGTGTATTCCAAAATAGTATTAATAGACTCCTCATCTTTAATGGCTTTACAACAAATTAAAACCAACAATAAACATATTTCAACTGTAGAGGTCGTGTAGAAAAATTCTGTTTTCTCATTTAAAAAGCTATTGAAACATCTCATTATTCCTGGCAACAGTATATCTGCACGTTCAGATTTACTCAAGACATATTTAACTGTCATCAAATTTGTTGGCACACATTTAGCTAGAATAATTTTTTTATTAGGGTTTTCATTTGATTGATAATAATTTTTTGTTAACAGTTCACCATTATATCCTTCATAATTACAAAATTCTCCAAAATTTTTGGTGAAGTCAAAATCAACATGATAATCTTCAAAAACTGAATAATCAACTTTTAAGTAATTTTCTATTATACTCAAATCTATTTCATCAAATGAGTTGATTACAGATTCATAATCGTAATCAGATGTAATGCCACCAAAATTGATATTTCCATATGATTGTTTCACACTGGGTTTGTCTTTTAATGGTATATATGGTGAAAAAATTAAATTGTCTTCAATAATTTTTTCAATTTGTGATTTTATTTTCCCAATAGCTTGATCACTTTTTTCTTTTTCCTTAAAATCTTGTTTATTTTCTTCCTCTGATGAAACTGATGATGTTGATGCTGAATTGGAGTTTGATGTTTCTTCTTCATGATTAAATTCTTCATCTAATAATTTTACATAATATTTATAAAGTTTATTAACCACATCTGAATACATCTGTAATTCATTAGTGGTAATTTTGCTGTTAACATCATATAATTCATAAAAATTGACTCCATCTTCATTTATGAAATCATTTAACTCATATTTTTTAATTATTTCATTATCATCATTTTCACACAAAGATAAAATTACATTAATATAATTAATAAAGTAACTTTCATGACTGCTATCTACAGAAAATTTGTTCAATTTTTTATATTTTTTTTTATCAATATTGTAAAGGGTATTGATTTGTTCAAACACATTTTTATTTTCAGTTTCCAATGTTTCTCTTTCTGGTTCTTGAGTTTTTTTCCTATTTGGATTAATGTCTTCATCAAAATCTTGAAAATCTCTTTCTCCACGTTCAAAGTCATTTGAGTCATTCTTTGGACCTTCTGATTTGTTTTTTTCCTCGTTTTTATTTTTTTGTTTTTCATTTTTTTGATTTTCATTCATACCTTCATTTAAATTGCCTTCAACACAAACAATGCATTCTTTAAATAATGATTTTTCTTTACAACAATCACACAAATATTTTTTTTCACACATGCAATTTTGTTTGCCACAACAATGATCAGTAATCAAATTATGTTTGTGCGGACAAAATAAACTAGGTCTACATCTCACATTTTTAGTGCAAATATAACAGAATTTTCCAATTAAAGTACTTTTTATTCCACAACACTTGCAATCATCAATAATAGCATATAATGAAAAAGGATCTACATGTTCATCTAAGTTATAATGCACATGCTTACATTGTTGTTTTGGTGTACAAGTTACGGTTTTTTTAAGTTTGGTTTTTCCTTTGAAATTTTTTGCCATGTCATCAAAAGCAGTTTTATTTGCTGAATCATCATTGAATAAATCCGTTATGTCAAATGTTTTTTCAAGAGTTGAATTGTAAACTGTGGCTTTACTTTGTGTTATGTATGAATGGCAACCATTTTCAATTCTATTTATTACGTCATAAAATGGCATAAAATCAGAACTTTTGAGTTTTTTAATATTAAATAATGGCTGTTCAGTATTTTTAAACATATTAACAAAGTCATTCAAAACAAATTCATCAGACATTGTAGGATCTACACTATTGATAACAGATTTTCCAAAATTTAACATTGCATCACTTAAAGCTTTTATATAAGTCTGTTCCCTATTGAAATTGTCAGCTAACTTAATAGCGGGAATTAAAGAAGCATATATTTTATGATGATT